CGCCCATCAACGCATTGATTTCACCCTTCTTACTAAGGTATTTCAGACGGAGTTGCTCCACATCATCAGCACTCTTAGCCGTGAGTGCGCTCACTTCCTTGAGAAGTTCTTCTATCTTGTCTAATAACATAGTTCTTGATTATTTTCCTGCAAAGGTACAATTTATAATCGTAACGGAGAAATTACCCTAATATAAATTTATAAAAATCCTATCTTATTAGAAATAAATATTGTACATTTGCAGGAAATTTGAGATGAATAAAAAGAGAGTATGAAAAAAGCTTTTTTACTTATTGTGTGTGTTTGTGTAGCTATGGTAGCTGTTACTACAGGTTGCACAAGCAAGAAAGTTGATGGCGATGACAGTACAACTACTGATTCTACGGCAGCAGAAGACACTGACACTGTAGATAGCGTTGACTCTGCCACGGAGGTGATTGCTGCTACTCCTATGCCAAAGGCAGCAGACCAATTGTTTGACGACTTCTTCTTCAACTTNTTTAGATTAAGCTACTAAATTCAATATATTTTAACAGGTTTGAACGTCCTATATATCCATAACTAACTGATAATCAAACACTGTAAAGTTTAGGTTAAGTTAAAAGTTGTATAAATATCAATCCTGTATAGCTTGAACTTCTACCAATTCTAGAACAGAAATTTTTTAGATTAATGTATTACAGACTATAGATTAATGCTTAATTTGATATGGAAGAATTGTTAATTAATGTAACAGAGAACAATGTTAGACAGGTACACTATAGGTTAAGATTTATACTGAGGTGTCCTAAGAGTGATAGGCTGACTAATATATACGGCTCAGTCTGGATAGATGGGAAGGGTTATAAAATTCCAACAGGTGTAAAAGTAGTGCCTAGTCAATGGAGTACAACTAAGCAGGTAGCAGTAATAAGTAACCTACAAAGTAAAGTAGATAACCATAACAATAAGGTAGCAAATGACAGAATAGAAGAGATTAAAGCTAGATTTTCAAAATATTTATCTTATCTTTGCGAAACTAATGTAAAGTGTAGTATTGACAAACTAACAGAATTTATAGGCGGTATGAAACAAACTATAACGGCAACCGAGCTAATAACTAAGGCTTTTGATTACCTACACCCAAAGCCAAAGGAGGTGATAGGTAGAGTTGACACTAGAAGGGTATATCTAAGTAGGTTGAATAGTTACTTAGACTACTTAAAGGAGAAGAAACTAACAAAGCTAGATGTCTTCACACAGGCAGGCTTAAACGCTTATACTAGGTACTTATTAGATAAAGGGGAAAGTATTAGTAGCGTTAACTTTAAGTGTGAGCTAATAGTTAGGCTTGTTAATAAGGTGATTGCAGTAGAAGAGCCGTTTATAAAGTACAAGGTAAGTGGTGGTTTAGTGTATAATAAGAAGAAGGATAATAGAAAAGATAAAGGTAGGTTTGCACTGACACAGGAGGAAATACAGGCACTAGAAAAGGTTGAGATAGACACTAAGATTAAATATAGCTATTCTGATATTGTACCTTTTAATATACAGAAGGTTAAGGGTAAAGTATTAGAAGAGTATAGGGATATATTCTGCCTACAATGTCACATAGGGCAGCGGTCTAGTGATATGGTACATCTACTTGAATATATAGTAGGTGTGAACTTGGATAGAATTAAACGGATAGAGGCAGACGGTGAAACTTACTTAGAGCTAAAGACTAAGAAAAGTAAGTATAAAGAATCAGCACTTATCTTAGTTGATGATTACTTAGAGTCATTCATAGCTAAGTATCGTAACGGCTTTGAACTTAAACTTAAAGAGCTAGATAGTGGTAGACTGTATAACTATGGAATTAGACTACTAGCTAAGTTTGCAGGTATAGATAGAGAAATAACCTACAGGAACGCACAGGATGAGGAAGTAACAGAACCAGCCTACCTAAAACTCTCTTCACATTGTGGCAGGCATACATATATCACAAACAAACTTAGAGAAGGTGTAAGCCCAGAAAAACTAATATATACAACTGGTCATAGCTCGGATGTAATGGTACGGAAGATATATAACCACCTAACAAGCACAGATAAGGCTAAGATGATTACTAAGGAGCTAGGTAAGATAAAGAAGGGTAAGACTGTAGAAAATCCCCCCGCTGCAAAAAAGGTTGAAGGGTTTAAGTATGCAGGGTTTAAGCAGACTGAGACCTTAAGAGTTGATAAGGTGGAATTAGTGGGGGATAAAAGGGTAGTAAACGCCTTAAAATATATCCACGCAAAACAGAACAGCCTAGAAGATATTAGTAAGTGGCTGAGTAAGAACGATATAGAACTAAGTGAGATAATCAAGACACTAATACAGGCTGAGGTTATGTGCGTGGGGGAAGATAAGGCAGAATTAAGCAAGTGGGAAAAGTATCTATTCACATTGCAGGGTAACTTATTGAAAATGAACGAATTAGCGAAAATGTGGAATAGCTAAGCAGGACAGGGGGAAACTAAGACAGAGGACAGATGTACAGTGAAGTATGTCTGTCCTTTTTTCATGTCTATACCGTAACTTGCAATAAATCAGATAATTACACAAAAACACAGGGCAAGGTATAATGTATTGAAAATCAGACTGTTAACGCTAAATACTCAGAAGTTGGGAGGTTTTTTAGGTGTGGGGGGTATTGGTGGGGTAAAACAGGGCTTAAGACACGAAAAACACAGGATAATCCCCCCACCTCCCCCCAATTTTTATCCCCAAAATGGCTTAATTCCTTACTAGTGTAGATGTACGTGCGTATGTGCGAACATTTTTTAATTATTGTTTGCTTGTTTTTGTAGTTTCAGAAATCTAGCAAGTAATAGTAACAATAACATTAAATTATTAACAGGCCTATTTTTTTGTCCCACAGGCAGAAAAAGGAAAAACACCAAACGACTATGAAAAAAACTAAAGAGACATGGAAACCTATTACCTGTACCGATAATGTTAAGTACGAGGTAAGTAGTGAAGGTAAGGTTAGAAGTTTGAAGACAGGTAGAATATTAAAACCATGCTACAACACTAAAGGTTATGCAAGGGTAGACTTAACAAGTGCTAATAATGATAAAACTAAGAAGACCAGAAAACTAGTTCACAGGTTAGTAGCACAGGCCTTTATACCAAACCCAAACAACCTACCAGAAGTTAATCACATCAACGAAGATAAGCTAGATAATGAGGTAGAAAATCTAGAGTGGCTTAGTAGGATTGATAACATGAGACACGGAACTGTACAGGCAAGGTTAGCAGAAAAAGCTAAGAAGACTGTAGAAGTGTTAGATAGTGCAGGTACTGTAATAGAGGTCTGTAGGGGGCTGAAAGATACTGCTATGAAGTATAATACATCTGCTTACAGTATAAATAGGAGTAGTAAGGACGGTGTAGATTTGATAGGACGTGGTTTGTGTAAGGTTAACTTTAGAATTAGATAATACTATGGAAGGAATTATATACAAGTGGACTAATAAGAAGAACTGTAAGAAGTATGTAGGTCAGACTGTAAATCCAAGAAAAAGATACCTACAACATAAGAGAGGAGAAAGGGCAGATAGTCAGATTATAGACAGGGCAATACTTAAATATGGTGCTGAGAACTTTGACTACACCGTACTACTAACTATTCATGCTGATACTAGAGAGGAACTAAGGGGACTACTAGATGAGGCAGAAATAGCACTTATTAGACTAGAACAAAGCTATTATAAGACAGGACTAGGGTATAACATGACACTAGGGGGAATGACTAGGGGAAGTTATAACCACTCAGAAGAAACTAGGCTAAAACTTAGTAAGATTAAGAAAGGTAAGAAACTGAGTGAGGCTGCTAAGAGAAATATAGCAGAAGGACATAGAGGGCTGAAACTAAGTGAACAACATAAAGCAAGCCTACAGAAAGCACATAAGGCCGATATGAGACGTATAAGACAGTTAACAGTTAATGGGGTACTAATTGCTGAGTATGATAGTATTAAGGCAGCAGAAAGGACGACAGGGATTAATAGAGGCGGTATTAGTGCTTGTATTAACGGTAGACAGCAACGTACAACAGGCAGAGACGGTGTTAGTTATTTGTGGAAACTAGCAGGATAAGACAATGAAGAGTAATAAGGTATTAAGTATTGTAGGCGGTGTTCTATTGGTAATTGGAACAGGCCTTAATATGAAGTGTGAACAGATTAAAGCAAGACAAGAGGCACAACAAGCAAATTTCCAAAAGGTCTTAGTGTTGAAATCTAAGGCGTATGATAAAAGTAAGGTACAGGACAGAATTAAACCTTAAAACAGATTAGGACATGAAAAAGTATATAGTATTTGACAGCCGAAATAATGAAATAGGTAGATTTGAAAGTGAACTAGATGTAATACAGGGGCTTAGATTACCTATTAAAAGTACAGACTATGTTAGACTAGCCTGTAAGGGTGTGATAAAGCGACTAAATGGGTATAAGATAGTCAGTGAAAATTAATAATATAAATCCTAGTGCGTGGCGGATCGGGTCACTACTTTTCGATAAGACACTAGGAACTCTCTAATTTCAAAAACGCTAAAGGCGGCGTTTGTTAATTTATTTTTAGGGTAGGAAGGTCAGTGATGATAGATACTACCCAAGTCTAAGCACGGAAAAGGACGACACACGGAAAACCACTGTATAGGCTCGGGTCGAAATAATCCCCTTCGATAAAGTTTGTACAGTCTGAGCAAGGTGAGTAGTGGGTGTTCGTGTCGATATAGTACGTGCTGACTAAGTGGGTTGTCGGTTAGTGATAATAGATGATAACTTAGAGTGACAAACAGTAAAGCTAGGATAAGGTTGTCTGCCCAGCCCCTAGCAATGACAGGTTTTTATAGGGTAACTTATAAAGACAGGGTTAGTATAGTAGGGTTAAAACAAAAAAACCTCCGAATTCAACTACTATACTACCCCTTAAAACGTCAACTATAATGCAGGTGTAGAAAGCCCCTAGTGTGCAAGGTTGGATTAAAACCACCTAGGCACTACTTTTCAATAAGGCTAGGGGTACGAGCTTTTAAGTACGTGATGGAAGTAGAGGACTGAGCTACATTAAATAAAGACAGTCAAAAGTTGTAGTTTAATATGAAAATTAAACGATGTCACCGCAACTATAAATTAAAGTACTTTTTGGGGTAAATATTCAAGATTAGCAACTCTCCTAAGTTCTTCAAGTACTTTAGGAAAGGGTGACACAGTTAGGTATAGGGATGTTAGGACTACTAGGATTGCTCAGATAGTAGGGCTGATTGAACTACAGACTAACAAAAACATGACAGCTGGCTTTAATCTATAAGGCTAGCACTTAGAATAACAAAGTTCATTAAGTAAAACAATGAACGATTAAAATTATTCTCCGTCTTCAAAGTCTCAACGAACTTAATCTATCAATGAAAAGTGTTCGTTGAGCAATCCCCTAGTGTATAAGGCAGGACTTAATCCATACCTGCTTAGATTACTACCCTTCAATGTGGACTAGGGGAACAAACTAAATAAACTATTACAAAAATGAAGGAAGACAAAGATTTTAATGTTACTGTTAGCCTTAGTAAACAGGGGTACAGTAGCAAAGATGAGTGTAGGGCAGCGGTAATGAATGATAAGGCAGAAATGAAAAGACTAGGACTAACTGAGACTATGAGGTTTAAGAGAACAACCCTAAGCCTACCTAACCTACTAGACAGAATAAGACACGGTTATAGTATGTGTGGCTTGTATAGTTATGCAGTGGGGAAAAAGGTTTGGATTAATACTAGTACAGGGAAGTCTTATTATACACTACCCACTGAGAAAGACGGCTATATGAAACGTTGTATTAAGAGGTCTGAGTTTTGGAGTGGGTCGCAAATCGTATGTATTGATATAGATGAGACGGCCTATACTGACATACCAACCTACCTAAACAAACTATCATACCTACCTACTTTCTGCTATGCAACATTTAGCGACAAGCCAGAATCTAGAAGGTTTAGACTAGTATATGTGATGTCTAAGGTGTTGAAGTTGAATGAATTTAAGGCAGTATCAACAGTATTACATAGGGAGGTAGAAAAAGATACCCTAGAACGTTGTAAAGATAATTGCGGTACTAGACAAGACCAGTATTTTAATGGGTGTCGTTGTGATTCTGAGTGTTATAGTAGCGACCTAGTGTATGACTTGAAAGATATAAGGGGGTATTATGATGTACTCTTAGACTTGATAGCAGAAGAGGAAGAAGAACAAAAGATAGCAGTAGACCCTAAACTAATATATGACCTAAAGAACTTAAGCTATGGGAAGGTGCTAAAAAACTACTATGGAAAGTTTGAGTACTACTATAGGTCTAAGGTTGAGTTTGAGGAAGGACAGGAAATTAAGTTAGTTAGCGAAGAGAACGGCTACTATGAACTTTACTACAGATGGGAAAATGACCAGCCTAAGAAATATGTAGACGGTGAACACCGGAGAGCTAAGATGGGTAATTATGCTAGGATGCGTAGACTGATTAAGCCTGAGGTTACTAGTGATGAACTCCTACTTAACTTGTATATAGACCGTGAACGTTTCTTTGATAACTCGGATGATGTACTGACTATTGATTACTTGGTTGGGGTTGTAAAGAAAGCAATGAGAAAAGACCTACCAACACTACAGGCTGAGTATGAAGAGTCTAGAAAGGTAATCAAAAAAGTAATGAAGTCAGATTATCACCAAAAGAAAGTAGTAGTTAATACAGGACTAGTGAGTAGGAAACTAGAACGTGGTAGAATGCAAGGACTAATTAATAAAGGTATCAAGGAATGGAACTACTATGAAATTGACTTGTACTATAATCCAGACTTAAGCATACAGGAAAACTTAGACCTACTTAAGAAAAACGGTATAGAAGTTTGTGAGAAGACCCTATATAATTACTGTAAGGATAGAGGTATAGAAACAGGGGTAGACTTTAAGAAACTAATAGACCCAAACCTTAGCAGTCGTAAAAACCTAGAACTACTGAAAGCACAAGGTTATAAGATTGGGCTAAATAAGGTACAGAAACTATTAAAAGAGTGTTCATTAAGTAGGACAATGAACGATAACCAGTTCCAACCCTAAACAATAATGGGGAAGGGACACAAAACAAAAGGAGAGATAAATTATGAAGACTGTAAATTATGCACTGATTGAGAAGTACTATGATGAGAGACTAAGTAAGAAGGAAAACTTAGAACAACTGAAAGCTAAGGGAATTGAAGTAGGTAGAGCAAGCCTATATAATTACTGTAAAGATAAAGGAATAAGTGATAGATTAGGTGAGGATGAACTGAAACACCTAATAAATCCTATGCAGACAGTAAGACAGAACATAGATATACTGAAAACTAAAGGGTACAGAATAGGTAATAAGAAGGTTTGTAAGATATTGAAAGAACTAAAAGAACAGCCTACCTATGAATTGAAAGAGGATAATAAGGATGAGAAAGGAAAAGGTGAACTAGTGCTAAGTGTCAGTAGTAATAGGCCTGTAAAGATAAAGATAACAGGAGATAATGAACTTAGTATAACCCTAGAAGACACCGATAAAACACTAACAGATACAACAACTATAAACATCTATAAAAATTAAGACCTATGAAGACAGTAGATTATGGTAAAATTGAAAGCCTGTATAACACTAGATTAAGCATACAGGAAAACTTAGAGGTACTTAGACAGAATGGTATAGAGGTGGGTAAAACTAGTCTCTATAATTACTGCAAGAATAAAGGTATAGGTGATAGACTTAGTGATGATGAGCTGAGACACTTATTAAACCCAAGACAAACTATAATGCAGAACCTAGAGACAATCAAGGGGCAAGGGTATAGGATTAGTAAGGATAGAATTAGTAAGATATTAAAGGAGAGTTCATTAAGTAGACCTAGTGATGATGAAGGACAGGTTAAGACAGAAATACAGCCTACACCTAAACCTACATTGATTGACTCAGTAGGACTTGATAAATTTCTAAGTAGCCTAAACCCTAACATTAATATAGACTTGGAAAATAAGGAAAAGAACGATAATGTAACGGAATTAAAGGAAAAGGTAGAAGGTGGGGACTTGGAAAATAAGGAAAAGCCTGTAGTAGAAGAAGTGAAACCTACTGTACAGGAATCTACTAACCCACTATGTAACCTAAGATTTGATTTTGCTAAGTTAATGGGAGATTTCTAAAGTGTTGATTATTAATGGGATAGCGCACGGCTCGGCAAGGCCAGCGCGCCCATGATAATATAGTTACACACTCAGTCTAAAACTGAGAGTGTGTAACGGTTATAGTGTAATTAAGTTACACTATTATATAGAAGGATTACAAAAATAGAGTCACCTAGGAGACGTGAATATAAGCCCAATTTAGCCAATTATTACGTAACTAACTGATATGTAGTAAGTTAGGGTAAAAACAGCCTTAAACTAGGGTTACTTGGAATTGAAGGAAGTTAC